TCCCTGTTCTTCAAGTAAGAATAAAACATCACTCACTTATAGTATCCAAATAGAGCAAGTATGATTCCAAAGGCAGTAAACAATACCGAATTAAAACCTTTTATAAATGATAGTTCTTTCTCGCAATGACCGACTCGACCATTAATGCCATCAAGCCTGTCAATAATACGTTCCGTATCTTTTTTAACCGCCTGAATCTCGGTTCTATTTTCAGTTAATTGTTCGAGCATTTCCATCATTTTATCCAAAGATTCCGATTCCTTTTTAGATTTCATACCTCAATAGATTCCTATGCCTTGATTCTGGTTTCCATAACCCAGATGAATAAATGTTTTGGCGACGGCAATATCCTTAAATGTTCCCATCTTCAATGCACCGTGTAATAATTTTGCCCGTCTGTATCTATTATCAACAGCCACATCACACGCCTGTCCGGTTGTATGCTGCCCTCTGCTGTTGCTTGATACTTTCTTGTTATGTTCAACACATCGCCACCCGGAATTAATTTTAAAAGGAAAACTGCACCATTCACGTAATTCCTGGAGATTATCCATAAAGGTATGCCCCATTTCACAATTACCGCAGCACGGACATTTCAGCTCATCCGTTGTGAAGTTATTTGTCAGCTTCATGGTGTAGTCCAGGCTGATTTATCAAGCTCTGTTAATATTTCCGAATGATTATAAGTTGTCATTCCGTCAAATACTTCAGGTGTATCTCCATCCCATTTTAAAATTGCTTTTGTGCCATCTAATGTTTTCCTCAAAGTAGATACTGATGTCTGAATAGCATTAGCACATAAGTTTTCCAACTGCTCATCATTATAAGATGCCAAAGTAATTATTACCCACTTTCTGTTGTCGTGGCTCATGGTGTGTCCTTTACAATATCATCTGATGCCATGTTTGTCATTAGACCGGGATTCCCATTTACTGCCTTAACAGTAATATTTTTTACAACTAATGTCCCTGTAAATCCTGAACCTGACCTCATTCTAAATGCATTAGTAGCAGTCGCAAGAATATAATCAGTTTTAATACCTGTTGTAGTATGGTCTGCACCATCAACACTCCCTATTCTGGTACGAACTGTAGCCGTACCTGAACTTGCACTAAGTGATTCTATTTCATACTGACATTTATATATTTTTCCTGCAACAGCAGTATTATCGTTGGAACTACTTAAACTATTGACTAAGTCATAACCAGCACTTGCAGGATTAGTTAGGGTTGCTTTCCCCGACGCAATAGTCCAACCTGTCTCAGTTTCCCAAACTGCACCTTGAGTATCTGTTGCTTGTGTTCCTGTTGTAGTAAAATCTCCATCATTTATTTCTTCAGTTGCCAAAGTCGGATTCACTTGGTCTGCAATAAGATTGAAATCATCCAAAGTCCCATCGCCCATTCTCCACCAGCCTTGAAGATTCGCCGAATTGGAGTCGGCAAGTAAATCAGTTGGAACTCCATTATTATAGATATTAGATACAGAACCAGCGGAAAGTGCAGTGTTCCATATAGCGACTTCATCGATATTCCCATTAAAATTTGCAGACTTATTATCATTTCTTCCTATTTCAAACAAATCTCCACAACTTTGGGCAGTCAATGTTTGGCTTGTAGCTACTGTAACAGCACTTCCATTAACATACCATGTTAAAGTCCCGCTACTATTAGAACATACTAAATGATACCATTCATCATTTTCAAATAAATCAAGATTGTCAGTCGTCGTTCTTACATCTCCACTACCATTTTCATAAGTTGTATATATCTCTTGGTTATACACAGATAAAGTAAAATGAGCAGTATTACTATCTCCAAATGTTATAAGAGCATTATTTGTGGTGTCTGTAGCATTTGAGCAACTGAACCACAAACTTAACGAAAAAGTTGCAATACTATGAGTATTAACTCCACAATCCACATAATCATTCGTCCCATCGAAATCAAGTGAATAGGTATTGGTAAAACCAATATAAGAGGCAGAGGTTAAACTATTGCCAAGTCCGAGCATTAAAATGTACCCTGATAAGCCACAACAGAACCGGTTGCTAATGTGAACGCAGTCCATTGTCCGTAAATAACCGCACCTTTAGGAAATGTATTGCTGGTGTCTATTGCATCACCATTACCGCCGGCTGTGCCTATAAAATCAGCACTATTAGGCGTTAAGGTGGTAAATGTGGAATCTTCTAAAAATTGAATTGCTACAACCTTCTTTGCTGTGACTGCCGTTGTCCCATCCTCAAATATTGCACCCGCTTGTCCCAGTCCGAGATTCTGCGCTTCAATTACTGCAAATTGTCTTTGTGTTGCCATCTTGTATTTCTCCTTCCAGCGACTTACCGAGCATGGCTGATCTCATGGTCGCTGATGGTGTTATTTTTTCTTTGGTTTTTTCTTCAACTTGCCACCGGATTCAGAACATTCCTCAAACCGTGATTTCCACGATTTTAAATCATGCAGATTCGGATTGTATTTAACAATCACGCCATTTGGCTTTTTGAAAAATCTGTCCTTTGCCATAAAATTCCTTTGACTATCAGGGCGGGAATTAACCCGCCCATAAGTCTGTTAATGATTAATTAAGAAACGTCGGTTAAGATATATACACCGTAAGTATCTTTGATTTCAATCTCACCCCAGAACCCAACGGCTGTGTAATTGGTTTTACGAGCAGGTTCATCACGTTGTGGACGGATTCTAAACAATCCTTCTGCGCCTACACCAAGTCCAATAGCACCCTTGGAGAACGCAAATCCTGCTGCATCACCACCAGAAGCAACATCTTCATCAATCTGGTCTGACCAGTAGATGTTAAAACCGGCAAATGTAGCTACATAGCCTGTTCCAAACGCCTCTTCACCTTTTGTGCCAAAGAGCGTTCCCGGCTTCGAATCTGTACCTGTAACCGGAACATCATGCAGCAAGCTGATAATGCCCTTAGAACCCCACACCTGTTTAGGTGATAAAACAAGGTTGTAAGGCATCGGAGCGCCTGCTGCCCGTAATTGACGCATTGATCCAAACAGATGTGATAATGCCAGAGCTGTTCCTGCGGCAGATTCTGTCTGTGAAAACGTTTTACCGAGTTCAACGAGGTCATCGTCCAGCTTGGCTGCAACTGCATTGCCTAATGCCGGTCCAACATTATTTGAAAGGTTATCGCCCGATCCCATCTGCACAAGATCACCAACGTCTGCTTCAATGACGTGTTCTGTGACCGTTGCTGTCCTTGCAGCGGTAGTTATCGCCACAGCAGTTGTAGCTGTTGCTTCGGTTGCTGCTGTTACATGACCCGATGTGAGTTTAGTCCAATCCGAGAACTGAACATGATTTGTTCCCATTACTGCCTGTTTAACTGTGACAAGCGGGTACATAACGTTTACGTGATTAAAAGCAATCACCGCATCACCTATCGTACGCCCAAGTCCACCAGCAGCGGTTGTCGTGTTTGTTAATGCCATTTCATTTATCCATTTTGCCTTCCATCAACTGTCAAAAGACCTTCAGGTAAGGCGTTAATTCTTACGGGATTTTAATGTCCCTTTTCCATAACCACTGAAATAACCAACAGAAGATTTAATAACAGGTTTACCTTCGAGCCTTCTGGTTGTGCGTTCTTCCAACTCGTCAATATATTCCATATAACGAATTTTTTCGCCCTTGCAGGTCGTTTTCACATCACCATCCGGCAATACTTCATGTGTCAAATCATTGTTTGGGTCATAATCTGTACCTAAAAACTTTGTTTCAATACCCAACCTTAATTCCTTGAGATTCTAATGAATTATTAGCCTTGACATAACCCTTCGGGTCTTTTGCCGCCCATTCTTCATAAGAGGCATATCCGCCAAATTCAGCTTTCCCGTCGATCTTACGCTTTGCCGGTGATCCGTCAACCTTGAAAGGACTTCCCTTCACGGTCTGCTCTTTCTGTACGTGCTTTTCAAGATTATCAAGCGATAAGCCTGCATATATATCCCTGTCATCTTCCGGTATTTCAGTTAATAAAGATTCACGCCTGGATGTCTTATAATCGTCCCATTCCTGGACTTTGGTCGCCGCCTTTTCCAAAGCTGCTTCCTTTTCCGCCAAAAGCTCTTTTAACTGTCCCTCTTCCTTCATCTTTGATTCCCGTGCCTTCGTTTGCTTTTCTTCCAGCGCAGAAAACTTGGACTTGAAATCGGAAAAATCGTCCTTCAGCTTCTTATAGACTCCATACGGAATCGAGTTAGAATCAGAGTTTTTACCCTCTGATGAGGTGGCAGGATTGATGTCGCTGTCCTGTCCAGCGTTTTCCTGATTAACGACATTTGGATTGTCGGTAACCTGTTTTGAGTCAGTAGGATTGACTGCCATAACTTAAAGTACTCCTTTAATTAAATACAATTAATTTCTTTCCTTGAATATGATATTGTCCTCTTTGTCGTATGAAATTGGCACTAATTGACATTGACAATTCGCACGACAGACAGAAAAACCGGACTTCGGCAGACCGATAGTTTCAAAATATTCCATTGTCCCGGTGATGCCTGCCCGCACTTCACAATCCGGACATACATTCACACCGGCTGTTTTCCAAAGCCTGTGGTCTAAGCCTTCATCCTGGAATACACCGTTTGTCGCTGCGTTGGATACATTCTCCACGCCATTCCTGACAGACGATGCCGCACCATTACGAAATGCACCGAATATGCGTCCTTTATTATCCAAATCAGATTGTAAGACCGCTGCAATGCGTTCTGGTGTCATGCCGGTTATTACCATCTGGTCAACAGCTTCCTCTAAATCGACAATGAAATGATCCACCGTTGCAGAGATAGATATGCGTACCGATTCCCGGACTTCTTCGTAGGTTAGAGGCATTATATCGCCTTGCCTATTTTCAATTTCTTGTTCAATCGCAATTTCATTTCCTTGCGTAATTTCTTCTGCACTCGCTTACCCACGCCATACCATTCGCGTTTAGGCAGACCATCACCGGTATTATGCACCACACCGACAACAATTCTGTTTACACCATCACGCCCTTTCGGAACCTGCACCTTTGCCTCTGGTCTGGCTTTTGTAGCGTGTGGTTTGACATATACGCCCTTCATCATGCCTTTTGCCCACAAAGGTGTTAATGGATAGCCTCTCCTCTTTTTCTGGCGTTTGGTGGATTCTGCCAGTGGATGGAAGGCTCTGCCGTCAATATCTTTGCCCGATCCAATGCCGTCAATAATATCTTTAGTTATCACCTGCGCTGCGATGTTCACTTCCGGTGATAGGTTCAGCTTATTCCAGTCAATACGCTTGATATGTGTAACCTTATTTTGAGGCATTAATCAGCATTTCCGCTTTTTTCTCGCCCAGCAGGATCGCATCATTGATGACATTCTCCTGCGCTTCCCAGAAGTCCATTAAGACTGATGTCAAATATTCTTTTTTCTGGACCGTATCCATCAATAAAAGGTCTTTCAAATCGACCGCCTGTAAAATCTTTTCACTCTCTTCCGTGATTCCATCCTTCAACCTGTCAATATCAGACAGGTAATCTTTGAGTATCTGCTTCGCCATTTGTCCTCAAA